CTTATCGGCAATGAAAAATCTACCTTCACCGTGGGCAATGGCATTCCCAAATGAACTATCTTGAGCATCAATAAAGGTATTTCCTAACTGATCTGTCCACCATTCTGAAGGTCTTATAAACGTATTAGCAAGGGCAAACGGTAAATTTGATGTATTCTTTGCATCCATAAATTCAACCGAAAAGCCTGTTTGGGCAGCAGTACCTTGATATGATTTAGTCAGTGGAGATCCAATTACTGCTATGTCATCATTGCCTACCGTAAATGTATTCTTTGATCCTGTTTTGCCTTCATTCTCATTTCTAGCATTAAGTCGAATTATAGAAAAACGGTAGTTTCCAAAATGATCTCTTACTTCAATATTACCTGGATTAGTAAAACCATTGTGATCAGCCTCGGGTTGGCCAATTAGTATTTTACCTTGCCCTAATTCAATGTGTTCACCAAATCTTGTGGCTCCAGCTGCATAAAGAGATGGTGTTAGGTTTTTCCAAAGTTCACCAGAATAATTTGTAATCCATACCTGACCGGACGTTACATCCTCTGGGTTTCCAATTACAAGTTTTCCAGCCCCTACAGCAACTGAAGTAACTTTTCCAAATTCGTTTGATGCTGGGTTCCAAAGATCCCATTGCAGTTGTGGATTTATTTCAAAAAGAGTTGCTTGAATAGTTGGTACATTTGGATAAATGACCGAAGGACCATCAGATGCTATTTGTGAATTGGTGGAATCATCATATACCGCACCATTGGCATTATAATTGTTTATAAAAACACTCATTATGTTTTTCCTAAAATCTTTTGTCTCAAGGACAATGGGTCAACTAAATTTCTTGTTTTAAAGGAAACTGCACCGGTCGGTGACATCAAAGAAGCGTTACCTAATACTCCAGCAATACCATGTTTAACATCAGCTTCTCTTGAAAAGTCATCATTGTCTATCGGATTCGGTCTAAGGTAACCTATGGTGCCACCTTCTAAATCCCACACAGCAATACCACCAGGCCGAACAAGTGAAGAGTCATTAGCATTCACCCTCATATCGGTTGCATATATTCTTCCATTATCAATATAAACTTTTCCAAATCCGTATGATCCAGATGCCCCGGCCTGATTAAAATGAACTAAGGTGTTTATATGATCGCCATTATAATTAAATAGATATATTGCACCTATGTATCCATTTGGGCCCAATACGCTGTTCAGCTCATTGGAAAGTTCTGGACAAGTGACAGCTATAACTCCACCACCTATAGCACAATGTCTACCAAACTTCTCACCTCTTGTTACATCAGGTTCTGGTGAAACTATTTCCCTTAAAAGGTTTCCGTCTAAATCATATATTCCTACAAAGCCTTCTCTATTACTAGAACCGGGAGATGTGCTATCACGTGCAGTACTAACAACCATTAAGCCATCGGCAAAGTCAACACATTCCGGTGCATAAGGAGTTCCATATTCGGAATTTCGTAAAGTTATTTCCTTTATGAGAGTGCCATCCTTATTGTATAGCCAGGTTCTAGGTATTCCGGCACCGCCTTTTAAAGCTATTCTATCTTCACCAGCCGCTATATTGTTTCCAAACCTTGTCTCATTGACTGAAATTGGTGAATTAATAATGAATTTTTGAGTACCGTCAAGATTATAAACATGAACTCTACCAACAGAGTTATTTGATGGATATCTAACCTCTGAAAAAATAAGTTGACCTTGAGCAATTACAATACTGTTCATACCAAACGGCCCAACATAGGACCCAATACTACTGGTATTCGCATCTGATATGATTATTTTGTAAAGAAGTGCTTCTGGGTTTTCGGCGCTTTCCAATATGCGTTCGGCATCATATACTCTTATGGTTTTGTTGTCTGGATCTCCTATTGCAAGTAAGCCATTACCAGCACCAACAGAACCTTTTCCAATTATAACACCATCATCATAAAGATATGTTGGCAGTGAGGAATAACCTGGCTCGACTTGACGGCCTGAATAATTAATTGAATCAGGATTGGTTAGGTCGGGTGCTACTCCACCACCAGAACCATATAGTGCTGGTTTACCATTAGCTGTACTTAAATATTTTTGAGAATCAGCTACTTTGAGTGCCATTTGTATCTCCGGACAATAGGTTGTGAACTACTTTCTATTGTTATTTATACACGGCGTTCGATGTCGTCCTCTGATAATACATCACCCATCCATACCTCAATTACCTTTACTGGTTTGTTTCCCACGTTTATAGCCTTATGCCATGTTCGCTTAGGTATGTCTATACTATCGCCGGTTTTATAGATCTTTTTAGTTTCATATCCATTTGGAAATTCCAAATTCATTCTTAAATCACCATCGACGATATGCCAATGTTCAGAACGTACAAAGTGTCTTTGGTCTGACAATGATTTACCAACATCAATGGATAATTCTTTTACCTTCCAATGGCCATTATGATCTAATTCTCTGTATTTGCCCCATAGTCTTTCCGTGGTTGGTTTATCCCAATTTTTTAAAATCCAACTGGAACTATTTGCTTTATTTGTCCCACCAACACCAAACTCAAATATTACATCATCACTGAATACCATCTCGGGTATATTTTCTTTTGTTCGATCTCCGCCATTGCAAAATACAATACGACATTTGGAATATTTTTCTAAAACTTTTTTAATGCAATCAATTGCCGTGTCATCAGAATCATCAAACTCTATAATTTCATCAACCATGTTTAAATGTTCAATGATTGTTTTACGTTCATTATAAGGCATAAATTCACGGCCTTTTTTTCTTTGCAACCAAGCATCAGAATTAATACCGACGACCAGCCAATCGCATAGTAAATTAGCATGATTCAGATAATGAATATGCCCAGAATGTACTGGGTCAAATCCACCAGTTACGATTCCTACAGTTTTAATTTCTTTCATTGCCATGGTTTATTTACTCTCCTTACATTTCCATAAAACCGTGCATCATATAATCCCATACGAAATTTGACTCCTCATTAGAAGTTTTCATATGCTTTTTAAAATATGAAGGATGCACCCACCAATCTTCGTATGTTTGCTTATCATCAAGTGCAATATCATTAGCACATAAAATATAACCTGCCTTTTCTAGGTGTTCTCTGGCTACAGTTTTAATTTCGTCACCCCACCAACATGAATTATGCTGAAACTGAATGACTGAAAAATCATATCTTTTAAATGGAATTTTTAATAATGTTTTTAATGATGCTTCCTCACAATTAATTCTTAGGAAATCAATATGTTCTTCCATACAATGACTTTTAAGTAGAGCTTCATAATCTATTTCTTCAGCGTTGCCTGTAATGATTGTAGAATTTCTTGTCTGTGCATGTTTATAACATGTTTTTTCATTAATGTCAACAGAAATTCCTTTCCATCCAAATGTCTTTTCCAGTAATGCAGTAGCATTCCATGTAAATGGCTCACCGGATCCAAGCTCGATAAATGATCCACGTTCCTTTCCATCCAATACCGAGAGCACAAACATATCCTGAAAGTGTCTAGCATAATTTTCAGTTACTTTTCCAAGACCTTTAAATGGGAACTTATAAAGGCTTTTATCTTCTCTGTTATATTTTAATGAGCTTGGATAACCTACTGTATCCAAAGTACTATTGACTTTTGTTTTTAGATCTTTATCAGAAATAATATCTTTATATTTTAAATTAAATAGAGCCTGTTTACCCTGATCCTTACCATTATCTTTCCATAGAGCCAATGCATTTAAGTATTTAATTCCATGCATTCCTGGATAATCGACATCCAAATCATTCTGATCTTTTAATGATAGACCAATACCTGAGTACATCAATGATGGTCTCCATTGATCCATATCCTGGTGCCACTTTGCAAGAAAATAGTATGCCTCTGGTCTTTGGGGTAAGACACCAACCGCATTTTCCATAATGGATCTTGCACTCTGCCACCGACCTTTAGCTCTATAATAGATCTTGCTTAATTGAATTAGAGACTTATATTGCAATTCCTTATCTTCATATTCATAATCTGCAGCACGAAGATAAAATGTTGCGGCCGCGGCACCTTGTTCGAGCCGATCATATTCTTTAGCAAGAGCAAACATTTTTTGTGTGTTATGTGTATCTAACACGACGTCATTTAATAATTCTTGTAAAACCATAATCTATCCCTTAGTAATAAAATCAAAAAATACCTGCTGTGGCATTCTTAAAATATATGATGCATTATCTACAAGACCATATGAGATTAAAATATCACCGTTTAAAAAAGTAACCCCGGTTGCAAATTCAATGTTATATTCTTGACCTGAAACAATGTCGTTATGAGAGCCCATAAAATGGAATTCTTTTGAAGAGTAAACAATATTCCAATCATTATCCCAAATAATTACACGGTGTGCATAGTTACCATCCTTACGACCAAACGCATCTCTCCAAAGATTTGTTTCATGTGTGATAGCCATTCGTTGTGTTGGGTTGATTCTAACTACCTGAGAACCACCTCTAATATCTCTAGGAAAATTATATTTGTTTTCCTCATCCAACACAGCGGTGGTTGTTTCTTTAGTTTCAATATTATAATGTGCAACCTGTGTAGGATTACACCACTTTACAAAGTGCCAGGGCATATCCAATACTGGCATCCAGTTCTTTTCACAATAACTGCCATCACCATCTGGAGCAGGAATAGGGTTGCGAGAGACCTCAGTCCATATCCCATCCTTAAGTTCAATTTCACACATTTCCATTCGACCTGTGCCTTTGTCGTCATAACAATCACGGCGAACTCCACAGAGAAACATTCTATCATCCCAGTTAAAAAGTCTGGCATCCTCCAGTCCAACAAAATTCCATGTTGGTTTTGTATCCAATGTCATTTTTACTCGATGAGATGAAAGAACATTCATATCTTCATCCAACTCACACATTACGTTATGAGTAGATAGCGATACATCGTTCTCTGGATGTATATACACCAAAGGGCCCCATGCATGAGGAAATTGCTTTGTCTCGCTGTGGTATAGGATATAGTTTATGTGGCGAACATTTAAGTATATTTTACCCTCGTGTTGAAAAATCGAGGGGTTCATTATACCAGTTTCAGTGCCAAGAACTTCTTTAGGAATGGTAATGGGGTGTATGCTGCCACCCCGTTTTAAAGCATATGCGGATAACCCGCCAGATCTCAAGTCGTTCATAATAACCTCAAATTATATAAAATTATTTCAATTTACCAAGGTACAGTACGTGTAGTAACATCCTTTTCAGCTACTTTTCTAGCCAGATTAGCATTAATTGTTTCTACTCTTTTTGGGGATTGAGTGGCCTCTACCCAGGCAATCACATCTGTTTCGACAAGATCATCATAAGAAATAAAATTACTTTCCGTAGTATTTGTGGCATCAAGAACATCATTACCCATAGTAGACACTTTTATACCAGCATCGGTTGTTAATGTTTTCTGCCACCTAACCTTTATAACTGCATTTTCCAAAACAACTCCATCAGAATTTGTCTGATCGGTTGTAAATAGATTAAGAATTTTCCATGAATAACTCATGTTAGTATCCTACCTTATTAAGCTTCTGGGTCCGTAAAGTCACCTGAATCTGCATCCGCAGATTCTGGTGTTGGTGTTACCGCATCCTCTGCTGTAGACCATGGGAAAGAACCTTGGTTTATTTCAGTGACGACTCCTGATTTATCCTCAATCTGTTTTTGGATCTGTTCGTCAATATGTACTTTATATGTTCTGTCCCCATTTACTCTATTTTGAATCCATGCCAAAACATCAGCTTCAGTCAGATCTGCAAATGCCTTAAATGAACCAGCTGGAACATTCTCAGCAGTAAATGGTGTAGCACCAGAGAAAGTACCATCGACACCATCAGCATTAGCACCAGTACATTCCCAATATGTTTGAACCACAGCACTAGGTAATGTCTCACCATCTGCGTTCACTTGATCACGAACTTTAAGTCCACGAACCTTCCAAGTATATGTAAAATCCATTATTATTCTCCGATTTTAGTTTAATATAAGTTATTTATTAATCTTCCACTGCGTCTGCAAAGTACGTTGTGGTCTTTAAGAAATTGTATGCCTGGGTAAGTTCACTCGGTGCACCTTCTGATGTATCTAACATAAAGCATGGCTCATACCCTTTCCACATTTGCCCGAAATCTGAATCCATAGGAGCATCTGTAGGTGCAGAACCAATCATCCCAAGCGGCTCAGATCCATTTTCTCTTGCATCTTTTGAAACATAAACAGTTATGGTTACCTTGGCAAGATATCCCGCCTTCCATTCACGTTCATTATCTGGTCTCTGCTCGCCACCATTTGTCAAGCCATCTTGTCTTCCGGCATCACGTGGATCTTTAATATCAGCAACCCTTTTTTCCACATCAACTTTGGTTATAATGTGATATGCATTAGGTACCGTAAGTCCGGTATTTTTTATTACGAAATCTTGAATTAAAGCCATTATTTACTCTCCATTAATTTATATACCATTTCTTTCAATTTGTCAATCTCTTTTTGTTGATTATCAAGTTTTTGTTCCTGTTTATTTATCAAATCTTGTTGGTCTTTTGTAGCTTCAATAAGCACACCGACAAGTTTATCATAAGCTACACCGTAACGATCATTTTCATCATCATAGGTAATAACCTCTGGAACGACCTTTGCTGTTTCCTGAGCAATGACACCCATATGGCGTCTATGCTCTTTATCTTCAGGCTGCCATTTCCAATTATAATAAACACCACGCAAATTCAATACCTTGTCTAAGGCATTATCAATTGTTACAATATTTTCTTTGTGTCTTTCATCTGAGAAAGCAACAATATCACCCGTTGCATAAATGTCACCAGAAACATAAAGTTCATATGTGGACGATGTAGTAGAAGAACCGATACCCAAACAGGTATTATTTGGATTATAGAACCAAGCCCAACGACCCAAGCCTTGATAATAAAGACCGCCATAACCACCGTCTGTACTTCTAAACATCCAGTGAATGTCATTGGATACCTGCGACATTGCAAATCCATAATAGTTATTACGATTTCCAAGTAGGTTCATTGAACCGTATGAGGTAGATGAGTTCGGATAAATGTGCCAGCCATTAGTACTAGAATAATAGCCAGATGTATTGGTTAACTGCCAAGCAGCTTTATATGTATAACCAGATGTGTTATTATTGAACGTCCAATTTAATGTATTGTTATTATAATCTCTTTCAATACGGATACCACCATAACCACCATAGGCCGCCATGGTAATACCAGTGTGGTATTGAAGTACTAGATCTGGGTACGGGCTAGACCAAGCTCCATTTTCTTGGAAGCCCCAACCATATGGCCAATCACTACGATCATAACTACCTCCACTGTTAGATCCATTATACGGTGAATCATATACATTAGCCTCGATGACATTCATCCGTGAGGTTGATGCAAAATTACCGTAGTAGCCATCATTATTATGATCATAAAAGATGGGTGAGCGGAAGCTACCGTCAGCGTAACCATTACCTACAACATGAAGATCATATGAAGCAGTACCTGTATCACCTGTGCCACCACCAACTTTAAATGTATCCGCAACAACAAGTCTACCTTGTGTTGTCAGTGACATAGCACCTTGTGCAGTGTTGTGACCCGTGTCACCCCACCAGAAGCCGCGATCATCCTCATCATTGAATTGGAATGTCATAGCCCAGTCATTCAGACCACCATATGTAATCCCTGACTGCATACCGATAGCAAAGTCTGAACTATCATATACACGAATCTTATCACGAGTACTGTTTGAAGGACCGTCTAGTCTGTTGAAATCCATTGTATTAATATTGGAATTTCCAGCCATATTCATGTAATAGGTGTCGTCATCCGTATCATAGAATAGTGGCGCACGGAATGATTGAGATGCATAAACATTACCATTTGCTCGAGCCTGGAATCTCCATTGATTGGCAATATCACTAGAACCCGCACCATGTTGTCCTAGATACAGCCCGGAATTTTCATCATTATTATTATTTGAATCAATGTTTATGAATACATTATTATATGAGTTAATCCTGATATCATCTGAAGCGTCACCCGCCGCATTTCTTGATGTAATACTGTGGTTGGTATTGTCATTACCGTAGAATGTAATATAATCACCTTGGTCCTTCATATTAAACCGATCAGCTGTAATCGTATTCATAATTGATGTAGAAGCTGGATCTGCATAGAAAGCAGGATCATTAGTATCATAATAACGGCCAGCATACATCGAGCCGCCGTTTGAACTATTTTCATCAAGAACAGGAATTGTTCTCCAAGCTCTAAACGTATTACCCCAAGTTGAGCGGAACCGAAGGTTTGTAATTGGTCCACCAACCATTTGCCAACCATAGCGGTTAGTTCCGTTTGAATAGTGATATGCCTGAACACCGACCCAGTGTGATGTACCTGAAGGCTGGTTACCCGGGTTAGACCAAGAATCAATAAAGCCAGATCCCCAGTCAGCAACCACCGTTGTCATATCTTGCTTGCCCCAGCCCATTGCACCTGACCAATAGTTGGTATCAGAGGTAATCCGAGGTCTTGCTCTATAGTACTCACCAGAATCTCTTGTGTGCCCTGGCAAAGCCATATAAGCCATGGTTACATTATTCACACCTTTAAAACGTGTAGAGTTAATAGATACCGGATTGAAATACCAATTACTATCATCTGTATCTCTAAAGATAGGAGCACGCATATCATTATTGGCTTCAAAATAACCATTTTGTGTACGAGCCTGCTGACCACCGTTATAGTAAAGAATGGTACGAGCATTTCTTTCTAAGTAAATCTGCCAATCATCGTCAGGTGATTTAAAGCCCCAGTGACTATCTTCATCAAAGTAAATACGACCACAGTTAGTTGAGTTACTATCGCGGAAAATAATTTCACCGTGGTCAGAGTCATTTGAACGAATTGACATTGTGTCTGCATCGTCATCGTAAATATCCCAGCCGTTATCCAAGCTGTACACATTAGCAATGATTGTATTCATTCTAGATGTGCTAGCAAAATCACCGTAGTAAGCCGGATTGTTATAATCATAGTAAATGGTAGCATACATTGATGTATTGTAGTTACTAGCATTATTAGTTGTAAGAGCCATAGACGCTGTGCGAGTCTGTCGAACGGTACCATAATCGCCATTGCCGCGGAACCCTACGGTCCATCCATTGCCCCAGTCGGTAGAAAAACTACTATAACCTGTGTGTACATTTGTAACAGAAACCTGTGGATATTGCCAACCTTTATATTCACCGATACAAACAATATGACGAGAGCCATCAGTACCAAATCTAAAGTTTACACGGCCATAATCACTGTCTGTAAGTTGAGTAACAGAAACGTTGGTCCACCGGCCACTAGAATATGCATATCCACCAACTCTAAATGTTGACATTCTACCGAAATTATATTCGTAAACATTAACATCAAAGTGAAGCATTGTATTGCCGCTATAACGGCTGGTTGGAAGATAAATTGTCAAAACACCATTTACTGTAGATGCAGACGTTGTATAAGTACCACCATTAGGCATTGCAAACCGACGAGTTTGGCCATCATATACATTGTTTATTCTAGCATAATTCATCAACGTTGTCGAAGCAAAATCACCATAGTATGCAGGATTATTGCGGTCATAATATCTATCAGCATATGCATTACCATAGATTTCAGTAGTACCGCCATTTGTTCTTAGCGCCCATTGGCTATCGGCTGAGTTGCGGAATCCGATATTATTACTGTTATCAGCACGGATATAACCTCGAGCACTATTACCTGTAGTAGTAAACAATATCTGTGAGGTTGCCTGAGTAGAATACAATCTAAACCGCTGGTTAGTATCAGAATACCAATGCATTGCTGTTGCTTGGTTATATAGACCTTCACCACTATTATCATTTCTGAACCAGTTACGAGCATAGAATTCAGTTGCGCGTATACCAGTACCCATATTTGAGAATCCAGCAGGATCAGCATAATATGCAGGATCATTGCGGTCATAAAAAATTGGAGAATCAATTCTGTCATTGATTAATGTTTGGCCGTTTCCACGGACAATCATATTCCATTGGCCACCTACACCGCCATCACGGAATGAGATATCCTCACCACCTGATGTTGCAATAATTAAGTGAGCATCATTAGTTTCTGTTGCTTGGATGTAACCACGGGTACTTCCAGATGACGTTTGGAAGTTTGCAATTCCACCTGCAACATGAGTGGTAGTATTTACATTAATTGCGTTCATCCGTGAAGTTGATGCAAAATTACCGTAGTAGTTAGGATCATTACTGTCGTAGAAAATAGGTGCCCGTACACTATTATGTGCATCGTAACGATTAGCAATATTTGGACTATCATAATCGTGTGTTATGCTAGCCGCATTATTAAATGTCATACGTTGTGATTTGCCAGGTATGATTAGGCGACTGTTTGCCGGAGCAGAAGTGCTACCTTGATCATTCTGAATTGTCTGGCCATTTCTATAAATCCAGCGCCATCTTGCAAATGAGTTCCAGGCAGCACCTGAGAATCTAAGATACACGTTCCGAGCATTATCAATATAAACCTCTGGGCTAATTTGCCCATTTGAGCTTTCTAGATCATGCTGAATGGACATACCTGAACTTGCGTATGTTGCCATATGCACAGTACCTTTAACGGCACCAGGGTAATTAGAATCACGTTTACAATAATATTCAATTGCGCCAATTGAGGTAGCGCTAGATAATGTTGCGACACGGATATAATAATATGAAAGG